TGCTTGTAAAAATGCAAACTTTATACACAATAATTCATTTTATGTTGGTAACAACGAAACCATCAATGAACAAGACGTAAGAAAACTGACTTCTATTTTGAATGCATTATGATATCTGTACAATTAAAAGGACATACTGGCAATAATCTATTTCAAATTGCATCAGCCATTGCTCTTGCAAAACGCCATGGGGTTGAATGTGGATACGTTGGAGATGATGAAGTTAAAGGATTTGAATTAATAGGCGTAAAAAAACTTAACGAAAAATCAAAGCATTTATTTGAAGAGAAAACATTTAGTTTTTACGAAAAGTTTTTTAAATTAAAGCCGCATACTCATCTTCATGGCTATTTTCAATCTCCAAAATATTTCTCTAACGCATTGGAAGAAGTCAAGAAAGCATTTTCTTTCAAAAAATATATCTATGAAGAATTAAATGGAATAGATAATTTTAAATATGAAGGTTTAATAGGACAAGAAAATCTTGTCGCAATACATATTCGAAGGGGAGACTATTTAAAACATCCTGATGTATACCCAAAAATGACTCATGAATATTATCTTAGTTGCATAAATAAAATACCGAATAGAAACAAGATTTTAGTATTTTCAGATGATATTCAATGGTGTAAAGCTCAATTTGAAGGTCCAGATTATATTTTTGTAACAGCACCAGCGTATCATTCAATGCTTCTTATGTCTAATTGCGATAATGTAATTATGGCAAATAGTACGTTCAGTTGGTGGGGAGCTTATTTAGGCAAACCTAAAAAAGTATTCAGACCACAAAATTGGTTTGGAAATAAATGGCCATATAAAGAATCACACCCAACACTTGCAGACTGCACGAAAGATCTTTTCCCACCAGAGTGGTCAGTCATTTAACTTACTTTCTTACTTCTGTATAATGCTTAATGAAGTATTCTATAGTACTACTCAAGCCCTCATCTAGAGAAGTAAATTTAAAATCTGGGTATAAAGACTTGAATTTTTTATTACAAGAGTTTTTCTTCAATATGCCTTCAGGTTTTGATTTATCAAAATATACATTTCCATCAAATTTCATTTGCTTTACTATTTCGTATACTATTTCTTCAATCGCATACGTACTATCAGGAGATACTATCATGGTGTCAAAATTTTTAGAATCATCATGAAATGATAGATCAATAATTTTAGCAAGGTCTTTTACATATATGAACTCTCGCTCTGCCCTTCCAGACCCCCATACTTCCATCGTGGTATTTGTATTTTTTGCAATCCAACATTTATGGATTAAACTTGGTATTACATGACCATTATTCAAACTATAGTTATCATTTTCTCCATATAAATTACAAGCTATTATGCATGAGCTGTCAACTCCATGTTGCTGCTTAAGAGCCCTTGCTCCGACATCAAGCATTCTCTTTGCATATGCATATCCAAAGTTGGTGTAATGAGGCTCTCCCTGATGCAAAGACTCCACCTCTAATGGCAATGGAGCCGCAGATGGAAATATGCAGGTTGAAAGAACGAATATTGCCTTCTTGAATCTGTATTTTTTGCACATATTCATTACATTCATACTCATAGATAAATTATCAGAGAAGTAATCATAAACAAAATCAGCATTCGCTTTTACTCCACCGACTTTTGCTGCAGCATGAATAACCGAATCTACTTTATTGTTAATGATATATTCTTCAAGTTTAATGCTATCAAGAACATCTAATTCTTGTCTTGATGGCTTAAGTCCAAATGTCATTGCGGAACCCAAAAGACCACGACCACCCGTTATAAGTGTACTCATTTAATAATAGCCTCTAATAATGATCTGTTGTAAAAGTTAAATTTTTCTCGACCAATGAAGGCCGTAAAAACGCCTCCATCCCAACTTTCTCTATTAAATTTTTCTTTTAAAATTATATTATCTATACAATACACGTCTGGATCGCAAAGAGAAAAAAATGCTATGCAAAAACTAAAAGTACCGGGACTAAGAACTAGATTATTGCAATTTGCGCCGTACCTAAGCGCATGGCTAGGACTGCAATCTCCAAGAATATTACAATTTTTAAAATTACTCATTAGCTTCTTTACTATATCATGGTCAGGACTATCAGTTGAAATAGTACATTTTTCATATGGTACTTTTTCAATTTGTTCATGATAATATTCATATGGTAAATTATGCCTATTATCTATATCTCCGAGTCTAACATGCGCAAAAAGATCAGAAACACCATTAAGTGGTTTGAATATTATTCTACTTTTATAGAAATTAATAATATGTTTGTTCTCAAATATTTTTCTGTCGTGAAAATAACCATTTAAATGTATTCCATGTTTTATATTTTCAGTATTAATAATGTCAAATATGTTGCTGTCATTTACTTCAACTTTACATGAATAATTTTTGGAGCCAGATGTTTTGTGGACTATGAAATCATCATTAGACTCTAGCTCTGTGTTAAATTGTAAATTAAATTTATGTGACAGATATTGACCCATCAAGTATTGAAGAATATTATTTCCTAATCTACCAATGTAGTTTATTTCAAGACTCATAGATTCATATAACCTCTAACTTTTCATTTACTAAACCCCAGCTTGGTGGGTTGGCTTTAAAAAATCTAGCATTAATAGATGGATTAACTAGATGATTATTTTTATTTCCATCTTTAACCGAAGGCTGCATTAGATGGAAGAACTTCATTCCATAATCTTCAATGTCTCCGCCATAGGCGTACCGCTGCATTAAGCGACGATGAAACTCTATATCCTGCCAGCCCCAATATCTTAGCTCTTCATACCATCCCGTACTGTTTTCCCATAGCTCTCTATTCATAAGAAGAGCGATTGATGCTCCCCTGAATTCATATCCACTTTTTATTTTATCATGATAAACTTGAACACCATTTTCAATCAACTTTACCAATTCTTTATTACTGTTTAAACTATTATATGATTCAAATGGAACGTGAAATCTGGAAGCCCAATAAAAATTCATATCTTGAGTACTATCCATTTTTTTAACAAATTCATACAGCTTTTTAAAAGTATCATTCAAAATAAAACAGTCTGAATCCCAAAAACATACATACTTGCCTTTGCTATGGCGAAATGCAGTATTTATTGGATGAACTATAGAATAGTTTGCTTCACCGTTATATTTTTTTGCTATTTCAGGTGAAACATATACACATCTAAAGTTTTTATGTTTTCTCTTTACTACATGCTCTACAATCTTTTTTTCGCTCCCCCAGTCGCATAAAACCAATTCCACATCTTTTGCCTTACAAGCTTGGATATTGTCTAAAGTTTGGTTCAAATTAAATTCTATAGTCTTTGCGCCGTTATAACGAAAGCCATCATTTTTTCCTGGAACTAGTATTGATAATAGCATTTTACAAAGGCTTCCAGACAACTAGCGAATGGCCTTCAATGAAGTAGCTTCCGCTCCATATTCTTCTCTTGTCTATGATCTTAATCTTTCCAATACTTTCAAGCCATTCAAGATGCTTTAGATAATCGTGCAGGTAATTTCTCTTTCTGAAATATCTGACAGAGAGATTATCTATCAACTTTGACTCGTCCAATAGCTCTGCAATTGGTTCCATGTTGATGCACAAAGCTGGCTTCTTATCTAATAGATAATCAACAAACTTAACATAGTTGCTTCCAGTCTGCTCAAGTGCAGCAATGGTATATGCAATGCTGTTACTGTCTATATTAAATTTGTAATCTGGCTTGAAAAAGTCAAGATTATGAGCACCTATCGGCTTGGAAAGAGACTTACTTATTTCACCGATAAGCTCCTGAGAAGATTTGGTCCAATCCAATCCCGTCAGGTTCAAGTCTGGACGAGCCTCTCGTAGTCTGAGTAAATGGTAGCCAGGTCCGCACCCAAACTCGTATACGCCACTGTAGCCATCCTTTAGGTAGTGATGCAAGATAGCGTCAATAAAGCATATATGTATCTTGTAGTCAAATGCTGGAGTAATTGGATTGACGACATTACCCATCCATCTAACATGTCTGTTTTTACAGTGATACTTAGGAATAAGAGAGTTTATATCTTTGGTTTGCTTATACATATCAAGATTTTCTCCCCAGCCCTTTTCCCAATCATCTATTCGGTGAGCGCCACTCTTGACTATGTCTCCAGTAAGCACATCTACAATACGAATGAGATAGTCATTCATCTCTTGGTCTGTGAGATGCTCATAGCGTAAGTCAAAATCATCAACCATTTTTGCTGGCAAGTCAGCTATCTTGAAGCCAAGAATGCCAGATATGTCATCTGCTGTTATTTTATATGCCATATAAACCTTTCTGCCATTCCATTGTGCGCCTTAGTCCTTCGCGCAAGGGAATGAAATCTATTTTATTAAATTCGTTAAAATATCTACTTAAGCTGAGGTTAACGTTCTTGGGAGTACCAGCAAGAGAATTAACGTCATCTTTAGGGGCGTATACTTCTACGCCAGTTAATTCTCCTATGATGGTTGCTAGTTCAAGTATGTTTGTTCTTGATTCTCCAGAAACATTATAAACTATTTGCTTTCCAAATAAAGATATGTTCCAGGCCATTTCGATGATGTCTGAAATGTATCCATATGTCCTCAGTGAAGAGCCACTGTCAAGCAAATCAATTCTTTCCTTTTCAAATGCCTTCTGAAACAATGAATTGAGCACGCGTTGATCATTTTTCTTTGTACCTGGGCCATAAGCCAGACTGAGCCTTATTATTTTTACTTTGACATTCTGGCCAGATAATGCATGGCATATAGATTCGCCACATCTTTTTCCTTCAATATAGCAAGACCTGGGATGATCTGGCTTAGAGTTGCCAATATCATTCTCTGTGATACTATCGCTATCAAGGCCACTGTATACCTCGCTTGTACTCATAAAGACAAAAGTACCGCCCTTGTTTAACATCTTGAAAAGCCTTGTTGTTGAAGCTGTGTTCAACTCAATAGTCTTTACTTTATTTTCAAGAAATTTATTAGGCTGAGCATATCCTGCTGCATGGAATATAAAATCAAATCCACCTAGAGTTTCACACAATGAGTCATAAACTTCTGTCAAAAGACCATCATTGCATATATCCCCTTTGATTATTTCCGTACCATCAAAAAGTTCTTTAAACGCTGGCTCTACGTCGTTATTTACCCAGCAATAGATTCCTATATTTAGTTCTTTTTGCACGCTCTTTAAACATGAGAGCATGTAAATCCCCATGATGCCAGAAGCTCCTGTAATTAGAATTTTCTTATTTCTTAATGATGAAAAGTCTATTTTTTTTGCTATATCACGGCATTCAAAATTTATTAAATCAAGCATTCAGCAACCTTTCTTCTTATGCCATCAGCATCAAGCATTAAATGCTGGTCGTGTTGTTTTTTATCGCCATAATTATGCAAGAATTTTCTTGGTACACCAATATTGAAAATTCTGTACTTTTTGCCAGCAAGGGCTTCATTAATAAGATAATTTGTTGTGCCTGCATAAAATGGCTCACATACAATTATTGTTTCATTAAAATTATTAACTAGTGAAGTTGCATCAAATGGAAGAATGGAATTATAGTAAAGGATAGAAACATCAAATTCTTCACATGCCCTCATCACCGCTTCGCATATTGGACCGTAGCACACAATAGTCGCAAGCTGACCCTTTTTAGCGATAGCAGCACGCCCTGGTTCGCAATCAAAAGACACTGAGTTTTCGCTTTCGCTCAGTCTGAAATACTTTGGAATACTCAATTTATAAAATGACTTCAAAAGACAATCAAATTCATGAGATGTTCCGGGAACAAAAATATTGATATTGGGTATACTCAAAAGACTTTGAATATCTCCAGGGCAATGATGTGTGCATCCAAGACCAGCGTAGTCGTATGACGCTCCTACGCTAATGAAATTTCCGTTTAGCTCTTGGTATCCAAAATCTACCTTTATTTGCTCCAGGGCTCTTTCGACCATAAATGGAGCTATCGTATGAATAAAAGGTATCATCCCGCCACGAGCCATTCCAGCTGCCAAGCTTACAGTTGCTTGCTCCAATATGCCTATATTGTAAGCCCTATTTGGGATATTTTTTAATTCGTCTCGAAAGCCAAATACTCCAATATCTCCTAGCAATAACACAGAGTCGATATCACCATGAAGTATTTCTTTCATTGATTTAACAAATTGTTTTCTCATTTTATATCTTAACGATTATTCCCTGAGTACTACCTGGCTCTGTTGTCAAAGAGTCTTCTTTGTCAGACATAAACTCATTGACTGCTTTTTTTACTGCACGCATTCCGGGATGGGCCATATAATCGTGTACTATTATTACACCACCGCTAACCATTTTACTATAGAAGTACTCTAAACTCTTGAGAGTTGAATGATATGTATCTGTATCTATATGCACAAAGCAATACTTTGCCTTATCCATTTTAGCTGTGGAAGAATCTGGAAAATATCCACGAACAACTGTTACTGTTGAATCGTCTGCAAAATTATTCAACTGCAAGAATTTTTCATAATCTACCTTGAGAAGTCCATTTGGTATCCCAAGTGAAGAGTCTTCTTCACATACATCTGCAAGTCCCTCAAAAGTGTCGCACAGGAAAAGCTTCTTTTTTGCCCCTTTTAGATTGAATATAAATTCACTTGTGAAGCCTTCGTATGCTCCTATCTCAACAAAGTGACCATCCATGTCATTACATTTTTCTATCCAATTTGCAAGTATCACAAATTCTTCATCGTTTTGACACGGATGAGTGCCGCTTCTCTTCCCTTTTAAATTGTTGACAATCGTCATAACTTCATTCTTTTTCATCTTAGCCTCCATGCACTTGGCGTTGCATTAAATGTATTTTCATATTTGGGTTCAAATAGCAAGCCATACCGGCTACGTTTGAATTGATGCAGACTATCTCTTTTCCTCTTGAGAGCAATAGGCACTCAATTATTGTATCACGACCATGTTTTATCTTGTCCTGACCATGGACTATATGACAAAGGGGCTTTGGAGAATCTATCTTCTCGCACCGCAAGTCAGTGTGGTAGTAGCAGACATTTGGGAACGCATTATATATCCCCATAATTGCTTCAAGACTGTCAGACGCTACAAATATTTTCTCGTAACTGTTCTGCTGCTGTATTTTGCTTATCTTATCTATCAAAAGTGGAAGATTTGTGAATTTATAGTCCGTACTTCTAATATGAACCGACACCTGACTTTCGTTTTTAAGATTACCTTTAGCAAACTTTTTAACCTCATTCATTATGACTGGAAGAGGCTTAACGTATTTATCAAGCATTGCTTTGATCTCTAATCTATGCGCAAGAAGATCATCTCGATCTGCTATCATATTCCACAGTTTTAGTCTGTAGTCGTGAATGACTGGCCGAGTCATAACATAATTCTCTAAGAAGAAGTTTGCAGTTGAAGTAAGCTGAGAAACCTCAAATACTTCACCTTCCGGCTTCCCGTCATTGATTGGCTTGAAATAGTGACTCCAGGGATTTTCTGGTCCATCTCTATAAAGAAACTTTTCACCTATATTAATGATAGGCTTCATTTTATTTAGTTCACAGTACTTAATATTGTCTATGATCTGTAGCAGACTGGAGAACATGCCGTATTCTCTTGTATTAATAATTAGACTTTTAGATGCTTTCATATAGTTCCTTGATCATATCTTCGCACTCAGTAGCACTGGGAGACTTATGGTGCCATTCTGGACTGTTCTCCATCCGCTTTATGCCTTTACCCTTTATCGTATGAGCAAGTACGAAATGGGGTCTTGATTGATCTTTCTTTAAAAGAACTTTTGATATTTTCTCAATATTATGACCATCTACTTTGCTGCATACCCATCCAAAAGATTTAAATTTCTTGACCATATCACCAATTTCAAGAGCCCTGTCTGTAGAATGGTTGTGATCTAATATACAACATAAATTATTAATTTTATGGTGTGAGGCAAGTAATGCAGTTTCCCATATAGTTCCTTCATTAGACTCTCCGTCTCCAATAATACAAAATACTTTTCCAGATTCACCCTTGATCTTTTTACTCATTGCCATTCCCAAAGCAAATGGAAGACCATGACCAAGAGATCCTGTTGAACATTCTATTCCATTAAGCCTAGAAGAAGGATGTCCGCCTATTTTTGATGAAAATTTGCAAAATGATTGCATATTTTCATGGAGTATTCCAAAATGCTCCATTATTGCATAAAGACCAAGAGATGCATGTCCTTTTGAAAGCACAAATTTATGATCGCCTTTTGTAATAAATTTTTCGTATATAACATACAGTATGTCAAGTATGGACAATGCACTTGGAACATGGCCTTCTTTGCTCAAAGAAGATGTTAAAACTATTTTCTTTATTATGTTTTTTCTATTAGTATTAGGAAGCATATGACTATATGTCGAAATAATTTGTATCATGCTAATCAGAGATTTCACAAAAATGTACTGTATTAATCTGCCGCGCAGAGCAGATAGAAAACAGCATGCACAGACAGTATTTAAAAACTTTAATTTTAACGTAAATTTTGTAGATGCAGTTGACGGGAAAACTCTATCAAATACTGGTGATATTAAGCCTGGAGAGGCTGGCTGCTGCCTTTCTCACCGAAAAGTTTTAGAGATGATGCTGGCAGATTCATCCATAAAAACTGCTCTAATAATGGAAGATGATGTAGAGTTTGACAGAAATGTTGCCACAAGGTTTGCCGAATACGTTAAAGGAGTACCAACCGACTGGCAGCTTCTATACCTGGGCGGTAGCCACAGGAGTAATCCTTTAAAGAAAATAACTCCACACGTTCATAAGTTAAAGAAAACCTATACAACACACTGTTACGGTATCAAAAGAGAAGCTGCAGAAAATTTAGTAAAATTCTTTGCCGATGACAGAATATTTAGAAAACCTGCGGACCTGCACTTGGCAGACTTCCAAAAACAATATCCATGCTATGGTTTTATGCCCAGTATAGCATGGCAAAGGGCTGGATATTCAGATATTAGAGAAGATTTTAAGGACTACAAGCATATAAGATAATGTAGGAGTCTAACTTTAGATAAGGTAATTATAAGAATGATTAAAATAAACAGCAAAAATTTTACCAAAAGAGCATCATCTATTGTAGATGCACTGTACAATGACTGCATTACACTAATAAATAAATTAGAGAAAAAGATAATAAAAAAAGATAAAAATGGGCAAATAGTAAAAGATACAAAAGGAAATGCACAAACAAAAGAATTTCGTATTATTTTAGTTCCTGATTCACCACAGCAATGGGAATGCTTAGCGATTCAAGCAAAAGAAGCAGGAAAAGCAGAATTGCTGCAAAAATTAAAAAATATGCTTACCGAAGCGATAGATTATTCAGACAAAAATCCAGGAATGACAACGGTTAATTTTAGTCAGTTAAGCTCCGCACCAGAACTTTTGCCACTTATACAGTCATTGGGGTCTAAATAATAGTCAGGCATAAGATACAAGTATGGTGATTAGAATTGCCATAGATAAGCCTAAAACTACAACAAAAACAAAGCTATTCATCCATAAACATGCATTCTTTGCTGTATTGTTACTGATTACAGAATCTGTTTCTGTTATTGAATGAACTTTTACCTTCATGTGCTTGTTTTTAAAATTGGCTTATTAGCTGAGTTTTTCAAGTAGAATTCTCACCTTCATCTTTTCCATTAGCTCACCCAAGTTGAGAAGTTTTTGCATTATTTCTTTGTGCTTTGTGCTATTAAATTTTAAAGAAACTCCATATTGATTTATACTCCAAACATCAAACCATTTCTGATAGCTATCATCCATCGATTTAATAGCAACATCAAAGCAGACATCATGCTCAGGCCCTGAGCGATTTTCTTCTTTTTTCTCAGAGTCTGTTGCCGTATCATCGGGTTGCATTACTTTATAAGCCCATTTATATGCATCATTACCAAAAGGGGTGTTCATGTAAGCAGAAACCTTGATCCCAATGCCACAACTAGTAGTTTCTGACACTGCTTCTAATCTTATAACATGTTTATTATTAAATAGTGTGAACTTCCAGCCATCAACTATTGCTTTAATAGGTTCAGGCTTCTGGTACTCGTCCCAGTGGAATTGGTTGTAACTATTATTACTTGCAAGACTACTCCACGTCTGTTTCATCTTCTTGATGCTGTTATGTTTTGATTTAGCCATATCTATTTATATTCAGTAGGCATACCTTGCAGTATGCAATCATTAAAGATTTCCAAGTTTAAATACATGCAAAAAGAAGGCAGTCCATATTTGGTTCTTTTAACCGGCATATTTATCCAAGTTTTTTGTTGCAAAATATACAGATCTAATTCAGCGTATTCTGAAAATGTATTTTTACACGGAAGAAAAAGCACAGATCTACTAGATGTCCATTTTTTACCTGCAGGCATATGCCAAAGAGTAAAAGAAGAGGTTTGCCATGCATCTTTTGGACGAACGCCGCTCAATCTATGAAATCTAATCATTTCAGTACGATATGGCTCATGACTTTGTAAATTATTCATCCACACAAGAACTTTATCTTTACTGGCATTTTTCATCACATGCATAAGTCTTGTCATGAGGAATCTGGCAGGATGTGTATGATTGGTGTCTGTAGAAAGGCATACTGACTTTAATATCAACTTAGACCTATCTCGTTCTGATATAAACTCGCTGCCTATATTTTCATATATGTGAGACTCAAGAGATTTAATGGCACTAAAATTTACAGGTTCAGAAAAGAACTTATTTATTTTTTGGTAATTAATATTACTGAGAAATTTTAACATGGAAGCTCCAGATACACATATATCGAACGTCATTCACAAGTTGTCTGCACTTGGCCTGTACCAAATGCATGGATGGCCTATTGGTAAGTGGGAAAAAATATTATTGACCAACAACTGCGATGCCATTATTGAATGGCTCGCTTTTGCTGAAAAAATAATTGCAGTAAAAAGGGAATGGACGACCGAATACAATAGATTAGAAATGCAAAAAGAACTCGAATTATTCCCAAAAAGACTCGAGCTCTGTCACATGGCCTATAGATATCAAGAAAGCTTAAAAGATCTTTCGTGAACTGATATTATATTTTTTTCCATTGGCACAGTATCTGTGTCTTCGATTATTTTAAATGTTTTTATAAATTCTGATAATAAAATTAAAAGATTAGAACCGCTGAAAGAAATATGCTCTTTTGAAGAAATAAGATTGTAATATCCATTATCAATTTTTATTTCAAATGCAGATATCTTTGAAACTTTTTCAAGAGCGTACATTGTGACGCTTTTTTCAAACATATCAAAATCTATATTTGAGCCATCACACCAGTCCCATATGTCATGGTAATTTTTAATACTTTTCATGCTTTCAGGACGAGCAAAAGGAACAGCATTCCATATGTGCTGGATATGCACATTCATCATATCTATATATTCAAAACGCTTTTCCCAATCGTAAATCATAATTTAATTCCCTTGCCTGGATTCGGACCAAGACAAGAACCTTCAAAGGGTTCCGTGCTACCATTACACCACAAGGGACCACACTGTTTGATGCATATTCTATCGACCCGTTTACAGGTAAATGGAAACAAAAAAAGAAACAATATATGGAAATATTATGAATTGGTTTAAAAAAGCATCACAAAAAATATCGTACACTGGAGTTATGCTGGATGAGCAAAGCCACAATTTGCTGCTAGACAAGATGTCTACGTTTGTTCCAGGAAGCTGGAAAAGATATGCACATCATATGACAATTAATCTTGGGCCAGCTAAAGATCCAGAAAAGCTAGGAAGCAGCGTAAAGCTTGTTGCAACACAATGGGCTAAAGATGAAAAAGTCTTGGCAGTCATGGTGGAAGGTCTGCCATTAAAAGACGGAAGAACCCCACACGTTACAGTTGCAGTCAATGCGATGGACGGCGGAAAGCCCAAAGACAGCAACAACCTAAAGTCTTGGCAGCCGATTAGCGAACCAATTATACTGAATGGCGTAATTAAAGAAGTTGCTATGCAGTAATAAAATTATGCAATGCACCATGTAGACCTTGAGACATCAAATCCTGAGGCCTTATTCGCTTGCCCTCAAAGTAAATTCTCATAAAATCATTTCTTATTTGATCTAGACTTTTGATTTTATGACCAAAGAATTCTGAGGCGCTCCTTCGTCTATTAAAATTAAACTTACCTATCTTCTCAAATTCATCTAGTCTGGTACTGCATATAAAGCCAGCATGGACATAGTTCTTTACAGCTACACACATATTAGCATGTTTTGTCTTGGCAAGACGCTGATCTATAATTGACTCCATTTGCCATATTGGAGTATTTATTATATTAGCAAATGAAAGCTTAGCTAGGCGAGATGGCATCATCCATGGCCAATTACTGTAAGATCTTTTGCCTTCTTCATGTTTTACTGTTTTTAGGAATCCGTTACCAGATGTTTTTAGTTTTTTCCATCCATAATCAGACTTAGCAAGTTGAAGATAAACATTTTTGCTAGCAACTTCTGAAAGAACACTCTCTAAATCCGAACCAGCCTGACCAGGAAATACGCAATCTGGCGGAATCATGTTGTCCTCAGCAGATGAATCATCAAAAAAAAGTGGACATGGCAAAAAATCATCTTCAGCAAATATTATTAATTCAGAATTATTTTCATTTATAAAAGACGATACTAGTCCTCCAGTGCTACCTTTTTTCCATCCGTTTGTGTTAGCATTTGATCTAATTACTCGATCATAAAAAGGCGATAGCTTATCAATACATCCTGCATCAGATCCATCATCAAGTAAGACAAAGTCATTTACAAAAGGAAAATAGTGCCTAGCTAACTCCACATGGACTTGAGCAAAATAAGGTCTGTTCCAGTGCAAAATGCCATATGAGATCTTCACTTCATGACCTCTTGTGCAAATTTTTCAAATGTTGATCTCAAACCAATAGTTTTCAAATCCTCAATTTTAATCTCTGGTTTATTAATCAACCATTTCTCTAAAAACTTTTTATTAAAATCATCTATTGTAGAAAACTCTTCTTCTTTTCCTATTGATGTGACAAAAGCCTTAGACTGCTCGTTCCTAATAGAAGCTTTTTCTGTTTTTTCTGCGTAGCGCATGTCTTTCTTTGAAAATGGCAAACCAACATGCACAAATAGTCTTTTATCTGCACACCAATTCCAGTTTCCTTTTCCATAGTTATCAGCCATCCATTTATTCAAATGGCTTTCAACTTTCCACATACCAGCGTTTTTAGGTAAACTTAAAAATCTAGCATTACTAAATTTCATTATCCATGGCCAATTACTGTAATAAAATCTTGTTTTTTTCCTATGATCTATTTGGTGCCATTTCAATGCATTAGATCTAGTTTTTCCCGTGACTGGCACTCCCTTCCATCCGCAATGATCACGAGATGGCTGAACTATTACTGCCTGCTGAACATTAAACAAAAATACTGCATCAGATAGAGCGTCTGGCCCATCCTCCAGCTTTGCATCTGGATATGTTCCATTTTCGTAAAAAGAATTATCATCAATTCCGTTTGGCCATAAAAAAAAGTCATCCTCAGAAAAACTTATAAAAGTGCCTTTGCATTTCGACAATGCTGCTCGTATGGTATTAGAGGCAGAACTTTCTTTCCATTCAAACTTGTGATCAGGCTGAACATACACAATATCTGCACCAATATTGGAGATGTAGTTTAAAACCTCTGCATCCGATCCGTCATCAGCTATAATAATTTGAGAAACTGAAGGACAGTATTTTTTTATCAGCTCAATGTGAGTTCTCAAAAGCCAAGGACGGTTATAATGAAGCACGACATGACTAATCATTTTTTATTACCTAATAAAGACATACCAAAATCCATGTATTTTTTTACAGATAATTTGATATGAAGATCACTATTGTCAAAATTTATAATTGGTTTTTTAATACTGTTTACATATGCCTTGGCAATTTCTGGCAGACTTATACCTGGAGGATCTTTAGGGTTTGCCTGTTCTCCGCGCCATACTACATCACCAACCTGATATCCTCTACCTCTAACTATCTCTTGAGTACCTCCAGAATCGGTGTGTATAACCTGTTTCCCAGCCATAATGCTTTCAACGACAGAATTTGGGCACCAATCTATCCATGCCAAATGAACCGTGCCAACACATCCGGCTATGTAGCCTGCTAGGTCCTGCCTGTTTAGGTCACCAACATACTTAATCAATGGATGACTTATACGATAATCTGGAGAACCAGAAACAACAAGGTAGTGGTCGTTGATACCAGACTCCAAGAATCCTTCAACTGCTTCTTTAAGTCTTTTGTGCCGTCTCCATTTGCATAAAGCCAAGAAATATGGCTTGTCAAGCAAAACTGGTGAAACATTAAACTCAGATGGATCACATCCGTTGTAAATTATTGCATGAGGATGTGAGCGTTTTAAATTTAATATCTTACAGCCCAAGTCTTTGCAGTACTGACTTTGATATATTATCCCATCAGCAGCAGATATAGAATTTAAAATCCCACGGTTTCTACTTTTAGTTAATGAAGTTCCATCAAAATAAACTCCATCCAACCTTTTAATATTTACTTTTGAATATTTATTTGGATTATTTATATAGAAATGAATGCTGGACCGTTCTCCACCACGAGCAATGGAATACCCCTCTGCCCTTAAACCCTCACGGATGCGTTGAAAAAATTTATGCTTACCGCTTGAGTCATTATCTGGAAGGTCAAAGCTAACTGATATATTCTTTTCTGAATGATGGTCAACTATTAAGTTTTTTTTTAAGTTTTCTTGATCTGACTCTACCTTAAATACCATAATATTTTGAGGAATATACTTTGGTATTTTTGGGACATTTCTTAATAATCCATTTGCTATTCTATCAGATAAGTCGCTGCGATATTTAAAGCCTAACGCTTCTATCTTTCTTATCCAATACTCTTTAGGCTGACAGTTAAAATGATACACACCCTCCTGTCCAGGCTTAGCGGCAGTCATTACTATCATTCGCAAAGAATTATTGGCAAGATTTTTGCAAAAATTATCAGCTTGCTCTGGGAGTAAATGTTCTGCAACTTCAATAGATACTGCGGCGTCATACTTACCCCAACTATTAACTTCTGCAACATTACCAAATTTGATGCAGTCTGCTACTTCAGCGGAAAGATGTGGCTTTGCTGCATCATAGCCTATCTCTATGCCACATAAATTTTCTACCCCATGAGCCTTAGCTCCGGCAAGAAAAGAGCCTATTCCGCATCCAAGATCTATAATAGAAGCAAGTCCAAGTTTCATCGCTACGTAATTGCCAATAGAAAAATTGTACTCGTGCTTTCCTCCAACACGCTTTGCAAAAAAATCGTCTTTATAAAGATCTTGTGGAGATGATGCAGCTATTGGAGCCGCTTCTTCGTTAGATATTTTTTGTTTACCATTCATGATTTTACCACTTGCATCATAAGAAGAAAGTCTTATGCATTCTGATGTATCTACTTTTCTTATTTCGACAAGACTCATTAACTCGCTTGAAAGTCTTTTGTTATTTTCTCTTTTCCATTTACTTTTATGCATTTGGCATTCGTGTTGCCTGTATAGAGCCACAGGCGAATCCAAAAAACCTATAGAAAAATTATGATTAAATACTCGAGCCCACATTTCTCTGTCGCTTTTACATTTTAATTCCTCATCATACAGGCCAATTTTGTCGTGAATAGATTTCTTTAGGATAACGCCTTGAGGATGAATGTACTTCCAGCGCAATGGATCATTTTTGTGCTTGATCCATTTACTGCGCATCTCGTTTTCTGATCTGCCTCTTTTAGAAAAATTGTAAGCCCAACCATGAACAAGGTCATGACCTTTCATCATCTTTTTAACACGTAAGCCAATAGAGTCTGGCATCAGCATATCGTCTGCGTCTAACATGCATATCAAATCGCCATTAGCACATTTTATTCCAACATTTTTAGCAGTTGAATAGCCGTAATTTTTATTCAATCTCACCAGTCTGACCCTTGGATACTTATTTACATAAGACTCAACAACTGAGCAACCGTCGTCAGAAGACCCATCATCTACGACTATCATTTCTAAATCGTCATAATTTTGAGTGACTACGCTTCGTATACAATCTCCTATATACGCTTTATAGTTAAATAAGGTGGTGATTACTGATACTTTCATTCTGCTGAAATGATTGGATGAGGTGTTATCTTCCACATATTACGCCTCCTGCGAGCCTCAGAGATAACTTTATGCCATTGAGCCCTAGAAGGCTCCGTATGGCCTATAGAGTCCTTCCTGCCCGTTCTCCATAGATAGCACGGCCTATCAAGGAACAGTCCATCAGCAAGCTCCTCGAGCCTGTAGCCCATATATTTGTCAACCGCACATTTCAGGTTCTGTGCCCAAACCTTATCTAATCTCTCTATGCGTTTAGAAAATGTCCTAAAATGGCTATAGCAATGCTTGTTGCGCTGCCCTTCATTAAGTAAATTGCTATTTGGTGGAGGGCATGAGCTAAAGCCTTTTCGCATTGGCTTCATATTAAAATCAGCAGTCACAAATTGGGTATATACGTATCCGATATTAGGATATTTCATATATTGCTCCATGACTGAACTGACAGCACCAGGAAGCAAGGCGTCATCTGCATCTAAACACCCAAAAAAATCACCCTTAGATATATCAAAAGCAATTTTAAGACAATTGCCGTAATATTGTCTTGTACTGTTTCTTATGTATTCTACTTGCACGTCTTTATTTGCAAGTTTTTGAGCATATTTAGGAAATTGATCACAAGTACCGTCTGTACTGGAATCATCTACAAAGGATAGTCGCAATGGCCTGTAATCTTGTAATAATACGCTTTCCATCCAGGCATCTAAATACGACAAATTGTTATAGCTTGCTGTTAATAGTGTAAAAATGGAGGTCATGGACCCAAAGTCCTCGAAAAATAGAATAATGAATATTGATGCATTTACTTATACATTAGATATCGACAGAGTAGGTCAACTAAATCTCGGGTTATATCAAATAACTCCAGAGCAATTCTGTCATTTCGCCCAAAAACTTGGGCAACTCAGAATTCCAGCATACATGATATCTGCTAATGGTTTTGCAAAAACTATGCGCAGTTCTTTTGAGCATAAGGACAAAATTCTCAATCTACTGGCAGAAATGGGAGCCAAAGAGAACAGGACTGGAACTTTTGCAATACCACAGTCGTTCAGACCTAACGACGACATTGCAATACAATTAAAGTCTTTTGAATTAGGAGAGATACATATAGCTACCAACAAATTCAGCGCTATATTTTATAGTATAACACGCAATATATTTAAAGACCATTTTAGAGCAAGTGGAGAAAATGACTTCTTCATATCCTCAGTAAGTAAAGATTTATTTCAACAATACATACAGGCTTTAAAGCGAAGTAATTTTAATACTACAGCTTTAGAGCCAATTGCCACAAAATTGCCAGAGGGGAGCGCTGTAGCTATCAACCCAATAGTGAGAGCTACAGAATCTGATAAAGCTGGATGGAATTTTAAGATAAATATATATCATGGAACTTTTGATCCATCAAAGACAAGTAATTTGGCAAAAGATATTATTAACTTTATTTTCCCCAATAAAGCAACAAGCATAAACTCTACTGATGTAGAGCAAAAAGTTTTTGAAATGGATATTGGTAATAAAGAAATTTATTTCTTTAGATGCAGCTACAGAGAGGCAAAAGCATTACAGCTAATTTTGGAAAGAAATAACTTTAACACTAGTGCACTACATGATGTGATCGAACAATTGGCGGCAAAAGGCGTAATGCCCAAAACAAGAGTTGATGGAGAGATGGACGGATTCGAAGACGATGCTGAATTTACTGAAGATATTAAAAGTTATGAAAAATTGTTCTTCCGAGATTCGACCATACCGCCTAAAAAGAAAAGATTCTTTAACGCTCAAAAAGATGGAATTAAATTCCTTTACAGCAGACAAAATGCGCTGCTGGGCGACGAAGTTGGTGTAGGCAAAACCATTCAATGCATCGTTGCTGCAAGTATGAGACTCGAAAGAAACGGCGGCAGATGTCTCATAATAACCAAAAATGCAGTAGTACCACAACTTATTTTAGAAATACAAAAAATTACTGGAGACAAAGACTCAGATATATCAGATGATTGGATGATCCCAGCAAAATGGACTGTTGTTTCTTATCAAATTTTTGAAGAAGATACTGTTACCTCCCCAGACAATCCAGCACCAATAAGAGAATTAGTAACGAAATCGCTAGCGCAGATGGCAAAGTCTGGATTATTTACAGTATGCATACTGGATGAGGTTCACATGATAAAAAATGGCAATCCAGAACATAGAGACAGAATAAATTTGAAACACACAAGTAGCCATAGAACTTTTAATGTACAAGAGGTTACTCAGTACATTCCGTTTGTCTGGGGAGCATCAGCAACCATAGTCGCAAACAAACCAATAGACATTTACAATCAGCTCAGAGCAATAAATCACAATGCTGGACTAATGAAGTACGAAGAGTTTAAAGCCAGATACGGTGGAGATTCCAAAAACCCAAAAGACCAATACGTAAAGGCTGATGAAATAAGAGACTTACTTACAGATCAGGGAGTTTACATTAGAAGAACAAAGCAAGAAGTTAATCCAGATATGCCACCTATCAAAATTAGTGAAGATAGATTTGCAGTTACAGAATCAAATATAGAAGAAATTATGAAAGGAGTAAGGAACAGAGATAGACCATCTGCTCAGGAAATGAGCAAAATAAGAGAGAAGATTGCATATTCAAAAATATTACATACTGTTGCTCTTGCAGAAAACTTAATTACTCAAGGCAAAAAAGTTGGAGTATTTACTGCACACGCAAAAACACTACAAGAAATTAAAAGAAGACTTGAGCTTTTACTGGAAGAGATATTCCCAGGCCAAGGCAAAAAGGTTGCAGCAATATCTGGAGGTCAGAACAGACGTATTCGTCAATCAGAGATACAGGCTTTTAAGGAGCCGGGATCAGAATATGTGGCAATAGTGATCAGTATTGACGCTGGAGGAACCGGCATAGATTTTCCCAATATTTTGACAGACGTAATAGTGAACGATTTTGATTGGTCTCCAAGTGATGACGACCAGTCTTTGGGAAGATTCTATAGAATCAATTCTTTAAACGCAGTCAATGTCACATACATGCTTGCTGAAAACACTTTAGATAGAAGATTTTACGAACTTCTTAAGAAAAAGAAAGAAATTGCAGAGCGTATACAAAATCTTTCAGATGAGGAAAAGTCTGCAGCATCTGCCAGTACTGGTAATGCCAACGAGCAAATTGCAAAGATAAGAGAAAGAAAATGGGCAGCATTGGTACAGATGGAAAACATCGACGAGCAATATCGAGCCTCTGGAGCTTAATATTTTATTCTGAAACTA